GCGTGGCGCCACCGCTGCTGACCTCCAACGCATAACGATTGGAGCCGTCAGAGTCCACACGCCGCGAAACGTCTACGGCAAGCTCGTTGGAGAACTCACTAGCCTTGAACTTACTGGTCCAGAAGCGCTGCTGGTTGCAGCGGTCATACGTGGAATGGATAACTTCAACTTTGGCCCAGCCGGGCGTGTAATCGGGGTCATTCATACGAAGTCGCTCAGATCCTGCTGAGCATCAGAAAGGGTATAGTGCTGGCTGTAATAGTCAGCGGGGGAATGTGAAGAGGTGGAAACGTAAAGCAGGTAGACCCCATCAGTAAACAGGATGTACCCAAACGGGTGAAAGAAGCACTCAGGCGCACGGTGCATGTTCACACTATGCTTAGTCAAATGCGGGTGCAGCGTGTCCCGCCATATACCTTCTTTGGTGACCCATTGATCTTCGGAAATCTGCTGCCAGACCATGTGTTGCATCAGCCGTCGAGTCCACGTGCCTTGCGAGCAAGCGAAACGAAAGAAGGCTGTGCAAACGCTGCTTGGTAAAGCTCGACCTCGGCGGGACTGGCAGAGCCGTAGTTAGGATCGAGTCGATACGAAATAGCTTCCTTGAGCCGCTGCTGCCAATAATTGTCGCGACACATGGCCGTGAAGACAGGCATAGAAACGTCTGTATACGAACGCCGCGCCTCGTCGTAAAGACCAGAACCGTCGTAGTCGCCAACCATGATGACTGGATCGCCAGCCCATTGACCGACAATAGGGTGATCGTTGCGTGCAGCAGGATAGATTGAGCCCCAGTCGCCGCCGCCAATACCGTCGCTCTGAACAATAAGCAGAGACATGGCGTACATCATGGAACTAGACGACGCAAGCTCCATGTGCTTGAGGCCAGCACCGAAGACATGCGGATGAATAAACTCGCGCTTGGCCGTGTTGGCGATGATGTAATACTGTCCCATCAGAAGTCGATGCCGCGCTCGATGGCGTCGGCGCAAGAGTTACACACTGCGTAGTGCGGTTGAATAGACACTGTGCGGCCACAACGCTCGCACTGTTTAGACACATTGGTCTGCTGAACTTGGTGGTAGAAGGCTACGTCTTCGTCGGACTCGATTGTCCACTCACCGAAGTTGTCGTCGTAATACGTGGGGTTACCCATCAATCGAACCACTCCTCTTTGAGAATAAGAAGGTTGCCCACAATGGGCTGACCACAGATAAGGCTGGCCGTCGCGTTGTAAGGCAAGCCCTTGAGCAAACCCTCCTCGTTGACAAGCCCAACGAACTCGTCCACCGAGTTGGCGTTGAAGTTAGGAACACGCACCGGCTCGATGTAGCCCTCCACCGCAGCCTGATAAGTCTCTAGGTTGCGCTTGCCGTTGACCGCGTAAACGGTGCCGTCAGGTCGATAGACGACCGGGCGTTTAAAGTCGAAAGTCTCATTGGCCATGTTTTCGATGAGCACGTACTCGGTGCCGTCAGGGGAGAATTCGGGAGTCATTCGATTGATTGGAAGTAGGCTTCCTCAAGGCCATCGGGGCACACATCGCGCTCCGCAGCTTTAAGAATGCGGGAACAGAGAAGCTCAAAGTCACTCACGTTGTCCTCGATGACGGTAAGCGACAGCCAGTATTTGGCCGCAAGCTCAATGTCGTCGATGTCGGACGCGCTGTAATCTGAAACAGAAGGGGGATCGGGCGGCTGCATACGGTCGCCGCGAAAGCCAAAGTCAATGGTCACATCAAACACCACGCCGTGATGCTTGACTGAGGTAGGCCAGTCGTCTTTCAACATTATCAGGTCTAGAGGCGTAAGAGTCGTAACAGTAGCCACCGTCATTGGACTCGGGAATGAACGCTCGGCGTCTGCCGAGATACTTCTGCGTACCGTCAGGCAAGACCACGTGCCAGCGGGAGGTGCCGTCCATGTAAACGACGGAACCGTCCGCAAGCAGTAGGTCTTGCTCGTCGGTGTACTTGCAAACAGGAATGGGAATCATGCGGGATGCATGGGGGTATCACACCCACAGGTAGGCGGACCAACAGAATCGAGCCACTTGGCCGTCATACGGATGATGCAGCCACAGCGAGGGCACTCAACCTTGAGCAAGCGCGAGCCTACGCTACCGCGCTTGGGCTGTTCAAGGCCCGGATGAGGGTAGTCGCCTAGCTTTTGCACGATTGACTCTAAACGAGGCTTGAGCGCATCGCTGGCGACAGTCGCAGTCATCTTGCCAGTGAGGCCAACCTCAACAGCAACAGACTTAAACGGGCCACGATGCCCGCACTGATTGCCCACACACGCATGCACAAGCTCGTGTAGCAGAGTCGCCAGCACGGTCTCGTGGTCAGTGAGCGTGGGAATGATGAAGATGTGAGCACGCTGCTTGTCGCCGCTCGTGCTCTTGTCCCAACACTGACCGATAGCACGGCTAGTGTTGCGACCACGACTGCCCTTGGGAAAGCCGACGCTAATGAGCGGGTCCGGGTAGTCGTCACTGTCCTTGCATTCTAAAAGCCAGGACTTCATTTCCTGCGCGGCTGCATCGAGCCACTGTTCACGATTGAGTTGCATAATGAATGGTGTCCCGAATCCCACGGGACTACGTGTTTCTGGGCCACGCTGCCCCTTTGTGTAATCACAGGTGCACGCTGCTCACAAAGATGACCCCGACGAGCCGTGCATGCGGACACGACTCGCCGGACGCTCAGGGCCTAACAACTTCGCTACACCTGCCCTGACAGGTCAGCACACATAAGAGGGGGGTGTGCGCTGCATAGGTAGCTAAACACAACGGGGGAGCTAGCCGTCGTGTTGTTCGACTACATCAGTCTTTCGGTAGAACACGCCTCGAAAGCTGCTCATCAGCGTGTCGAGATCGCCAGTGAAAAGTGTTGTAGTAACTGTCTCTAGGTTGTCGCCTCTGAAGGAGCGACGCTTTGCGCTGATTTCAATCCAACCAGATGAAGGGTCAGATGGCGTTGCATGTACGTCAACGCTGACAACGTGGCAATTGTGAATGCTTAGATGATTCATTCGTAAAAGGGTTTGCGGTCTGGGAAGTTAGCACCTTGCTCGTCTTCGATGTGAACGCAATAGCGTCCAACTGAGTTGGTGTCAGTAATGGGCGGACGCCCCTGATTAGCTTCGTCGCAATAAGCTTGCGCTGCTCGGAAACTTAGTGCGCTGTAAGGCATAGAGCCGACAACAACGCCGTAATCGTAATACCAACCGCCTTCCTCTGGACCGCCGTAAGCTTTGTCCACAAGGTAAACGTTGACGTATCCTCTGTCCTCATTGTTTTCCATCGTTGTCCTCCTTGGGCTTGCGATGTTTGGTGTTGGGCTCGTTTACACCGTCGATTTGCTCTAGTGCGCCAAGCAGAATGTTCCACGCGGCGTAAGCGCTTAAGAACAAACCGCCGATGATGAGAAATGTGTAGCTGTCCACGTGAATCTCGGCTTCGCCTCTAGCTGTTGTATGAGTGAAAGAGAAGAGCGCCGCACGCCCCCGCGAGGGGACGCGCGACGCGCGGGTCAGCGGTTGCTGGCTGCGAAGGACGCAAGCGCGTCAGCGTGCTCGACGAACGCGGCGTCAATCTCGGACGTGAGGGACTTGAGACGGTCCCACGATTGTGGCTTGAGATTGATACCACGCCACCCGAAGGGACCGCCCTTGACCTGAATGTGGCAGTAGCGGATGCCCTTCTTGGTGATGCCGTCTGCAAGCGTGACTTGGCAATCGCCAAGGTTATCACGCCTCGCGAGTTCGGCTTCGAGTTCCTGAATGCGCGCGGCCATCGCCGCTTGTGAGTTCTTGCTCATGGGATTGTCCATGTAAGGGGAACGAATGTAGCGGCGGCGTGCGGCCTGGACGACGACGACCGTAGCGGCCGGGCCGTCCGGGCCGTGCCGGACACCACCACCCGGCACGGCGGGCCGGATCCGCCGGAGAACGTCGGGACAAACTTCGTCGATGCGACGCAAGTGCCGCCGCCGCCTGGACTTGCGCCGCCGGGACAAACTTTGCCCCCGGATTGTCCGGCGGATTCGGGTTCCCGTGCCGGGTAGGGGCGTCGTCGGTCGATAGACTACGGCGGGACGCTTGTCCCGTTGCATTCCATTTGACCCTTTGACCGGAGCATTCCAATGACCCTTACCGACGACGCCGCCGCCGCGTGGACCGACCTGTACTCCCACGCCGCCGCATCCGCCGCCGCGCATCGCGCGACCGGCATCGCCCGTGCCGCCGACAGGCGCGGCGCGACTTCCCGCGACCGTTCCCCCGTGCTTCGCGCGAACCAGGACGACGCCGCCGCCGGAATCCACGAGGCGTTCTTGCGCCTCCCCAACGCCGCGACGCGTGCCGCTATGGTGCCCGACGATGCGACGCGTCGCGCGATCTTCGGCGGCGCGATATCGGGCAATCGTGACGCCGCCGCCGGGCGTGTCGTCGGACGCCGCCGCCGCCGCGACGAAGCCAACGCCGAAGCGCTAGACGCGTGGACGACGACGCATCGTGACGCTGCCCTGGACGACGCCGGGCTAGTCGACCTGGAAGCCAACGAAGAGGCGGCCGCCGTACTCGCCGCCGTACCGGCGTGGGCCCGGGAGGCGTTGGCGGTCGCGCGCGGGATCCGGCCTCGTCCACCGATTGACCGGCGGCGCTGGGCGGAGACACTGGACGCCGCCGAAGAGATTGTGCGCGACGTGCTCCGGGCGCGCGGCCGGGAGTGACTCCGGCCCGGCCCGGCCCGGCCCGGCGCAAGCTGCAAACGACCGACGCGGGGGGCGCCGCCTCCCCCCGCGCGGCTTTGCCCCCGCCCCCTAGCCACCGTGCCCCTCGCCCCGTACACTAAACGGCCTAATGATTTTGCCCACAGACTATACGCCGGAACAAATACGGGATGCGCTCTTCGATATCTGGCGCGACCCCCTCGCCTTCGGCTTTGCTCTCGGCTACCAAGGCGAACCGGGCGGCACACGTAAACGATTTGGCGATTTTCACCGCCAGATGCTGGCCCACGTGCACTCTCGCCCCAAGACCAGCACCATTGTCCCCCGTGGTCACGCCAAATCTACGATGATTACGGTCATCGACACGTGCCACCACCTCCTACGCCACCCAGAGTCCCGCAATCTCATCGCGTGCGCGACCCTAGACCTTGCACGAAAGCTCGTAGGAGAGATTAGGGACCGCCTGAACGGCGACCTAGAGATCCTCCCCGGCCTTTTCATGCCCGTCCGCGAGGCATTCCCTTGGCTTGCCCTCCAAGGAGACATGCGCAAGTCTGGCCCCGCCGACCAATTCAACATTTCAGGCCGCGCCGGTAAAGGCCGGGAACCTTCCGTATTCGCGGCCTCAGTCGAATCGAACCTTGCGGGTAACCACCCTACCCGTGCTGTCATCGACGACCCCGCCAACGAGCAAAATAGCCGCACCTACACGCGCCGTCAGAAGGTCATCGACTTCATCGAAGCCCTTGAACCCCTGATGTACTCGCCGGACTCCCCCATCAACCACATCGGCACCCCGTGGGCGTTCCAAGACGTAACTTCGTTCCTGAGTCGCCGGGAGGATTGGGCACAGTTCCGCTTTGGCGTCTGGGATGGCGTCAATCCGGTCAACAACCGCGCAGACGGCAAAGGCCCCGGCCCTGACGGCGCATACCCGCTTTGCCCCTCGTTCCTGACCGCCGACGAGATCATCGAGAAGCAGACGGCCCTGAGCCGCACCTTCTTCTCTGCGCAGTACCTGTGCGAGCCCGTCCCCGCCGAGGAGGCCATCTTCGAGCCGGATCTGGTGGCAGCGGCCACCGACCCTGAACTCACGCTAGAGAACTTGCCTGACGGCCCCGAGATCCTCCTGTACGACCCCGTGGCGCGTATCGACGGCACCCTGGGGGATCTAAACGGCGTGGTCGTCGTGCGAGTGCTGACGGCCCGCACGCTCGGCCTCAAGGGCTTCGCCCCCGACCGAAACGTTTTCATCCCTGTCCGCGCACTGGAGATCCCCGGAGGCGCAGACGCAGCCGCATGCTGGATCGAAGACATCGGCGTCCCTGCCCACAAAAAGCTCAAGAGCATTTGGATCGAGAAGGTCGCTTCTCAGTCGCTGTTTGCCCCTTGGCTTGAGGAGCGCGGAAAGATTAAAGGTGTTAGGATTAGAGGGCAGAAGATCGGTAACTCTTCCCTAGCTTTCCGGCTTATGGCACTGCAAACCGCAATGCGTAAGGGATACCTGATTATGCCTAAGGAGTTCCCTGGGCGAGAACTCCTCGTACAACGCCTTATCGAGTACCCGCTCTCTGACTCTGACGACCTCATCTCGGCGCTGGCGCTGCTCTCTACAATGGTGGAACGGCGCGGCAGCCTGCCCGGCGTCGAACC